TTCTTCCTGTGCGAAGGAAGCGAGGATGGAAAGCATCAGCTCTCCGTCGCCGCTCAAGGAATTGATGTTTTCCTTCTCGAAGCGCACCTCAATGCCGAGGTCTTTCAGGTGCCGTACCGTGTTCAAAAGGTCCACGGTGTTCCTCGCAAAACGCTGGATGGACTTGGTGAGAATGATGTCGATGTTTCCGGCTTCACACTCAGCCAGCATGCGATTGAACTCTTCACGCTTTTTGGTGCCGGTGCCGGAGATCCCGTAATCCGCAAAAACGCCAGCATATTCCCATTCGGTGTTCTTCTGAATCAGTGCGCTGTAATAGCTCACCTGTGCAGAAAGCGAGTGCTGCATACGCTCGGATTCCATCGACACTCTGGCGTAGGCAGCGACTCGCTTTCTTGTTTTCAGAACCGGCAGTTTTCGCTCGATTTTCTCTACTGTTTTCAATGAAATCCCTCCTTCCGGTAGTGTCTATATATCACTCTAAAAGGCAGGAATATCAAGCGTTTTCGGATAATAATGTACCCAAATATGGCCGGTATTTTTCGAGCAGAATTGTATCAATTTCAGCGTATTCCTCCTCGGTGATCAGGCCCTTTTCGAGCATGGATTTCGCCATTGAAATCGCTGCGTGGTAAAGCATATCGTTGTGAAGCTCCTCCTTGCTCATCAGGCATCACCGCCTTTGAACCGGGCTGCAATATAGCAGCCGTGTGAGCAGTATTTGCGCTTGGCGTTTCCGTAGGCAGTGAACTCCTTCCCGCACTCCGGGCAGGTAAAGGTATAAACGGCCTTCTGCTTTACTGCCTCCGGGTGAGTGTTCCACCATGCCGTTCGGCACTCTGGGCAGCAGAACTTCTTCTGTTTCCGTCTGGGGTGCTGGATCAGCGTCTTGCCGCAGTTCAGACAAAGCTGCGTGGGGACCTCTGCAAGGCTGTGACTCTCTGCCTTTTCACCGGCGAGACCGTGGGAGCGGCAGTAGGCTTTGACGCTGTCCTTTGAAAGACCGACACTGTTAGCGATAGCAGTATATCCGAAGCCCTGATGCCGCAGGGCAGTTATCTTTTCTCTTTGCTCGTTGGTCATGAGATTGTCCTCCAGTCCGAGAGGGGTTCCTCTCACTACCCAACGGACATGAAGTGTCAAAGTGGTCCGCTAAAAAGCAAAAAAATGAGGCCCACCGCAGAAAAATCCACGATGGGCCAGAAAGTCCAGTTATTTCAGAAGTTCGTTCACACGGGCCTGAACCGCATAGTAGTCGTAACCGGCAGCGGTCAGACGGTTCTTGCGGTCGGTGCCGTTACCCCAGAGGCCACGGATGACCTCACGGGCAAGCTCGTCCACGGTCTTGGTGGGCTTGGTGTTCACCAGCTGAAGATCGGCAGCGTTGACCGGGCTGCAGATGGCGTTCTTACCGTCCTCGCTCTTGTCGATCACGACACGGCTACCGTTCACCTGAAGGACGTACCAGTTCTTTGCCTTCACCCAAGTCGGAATGGTCTGGCCGCCGTAATACTTCGTGCCGGTAATCTTGACGAGATCGCCCTTCTTGAATGAAGCGGAAGGCTGCGGGTCCGGCTGCGTCGGAACAGTCGGAGTCTGGCCAGAATCGGTGAATCCGTTGAGCTTGGCGTTCTTGATGATGGTCGGATAGTCCTTGTAGGCGATATCGGTATCTACGTTGCCGTTGATGCCGCTTACCTTGCCTGTGGAAGAACTCTGCCACATACCGAAGGCTCCGGTATAGGTCGGAGCGGAAGCCCACTGTGCCAGCCAGTGATCAAAACGCTTCAGCTTGGAATCATCGAGGTAGTTCTTCAGCCAGTTGAGGTTGCTGTACAGGGAGCAGTAGAAACCAGCCTTCTCGATGGCGTCACCGAAAGCGATGACCATATCCGTCAGGACAGTCTTTCCGAGGCCCTGCTGGGTCTTGTCCTCCAAGTCGAAGGCCACCGGATAGGTGAAGACGCCTTTATATTTCTGGAGAACACTCACGACATAGGCGGCTTCCTTTTTCGCAGCGGCCACAGAGGTGGCGTAGGAATAGAAATAGCAGCCGATGTCGATTCCAGCCTTGAGAGCGTTTGCCACGTTCTTCTCGAAGTAACCGTCAAGGCCACAGGAGTTGCCGTCTGCGGAGCCATAGCCGAGGCGGATCATGGCAAATTTCACGCCGTCCGCTTTGACCTTCTTCCAGTCGATTTCGCCCTGCCACTTGGAAACATCGATGCCCTTGACGGTCGTGTCAGTGGAAGGCGTGGTCTGCTGGGTGTAGGTGACATACGGCAACTTGCCGTGCTTCGTCCAGTTACGGCGGTTGTATCCGGAGACGCTTCTGTTGCAAGCGGTGATCTGGACCTTATTGTCCCAGCGAGGGGTGCATTCGACCGCAAGACCGTCGCCCACATAGACGCCGATGTGACCTTCCATCCAGACGGCCTCACCGATCTCTATGTTGGAGAAATCCGTGGACACGTTCTTGCAGACCTTGATCATGCTGTCTGCGCCGATGTCCGGGACTCCGTTGGAAGCATAGGTAGCACCGCCGTAGATGGCGTTCTTGTCGCCGGACCAGCCCCAGAGGACGCCCTTGATGAGGCAAACGCAGTCAAAACCGAAGGTGTCGGCAGAGGCAGCGTTAATCATGGCGGTTCTGGCGGCCTGCTTGTTGTAGCTGTGGTTCTGGGTATAACGCTTCTTATTGGTGGCCGTCATTGGCGCACCGAAGCAGCCCATCACATAGAGAGTTTTGTAGTTCTTTGCGATATTCTTGAGCTTATTCGCAAGTTCAATGTTCGTCATCATTGTGCTCATCCTCCTTTTCAGCACGGTCATGAAGCTGTTCAAGCACAGCTTTCAGCTTTGCGGGAATCGGCAGACCGAGCTGGCCAGCGTTCTCGATGAGGGATACACCCTCGTTGGAAATGTAGAAGAAAATGACGGCAGTACGCAGGACAGAGCCGGTGCCGATAACCTGTGTGTCAATGATGTGGCCGATGCCGACAAGGGCAAAAATCAGCACCTTTTTGAAGATGCCCTTGAAGCCGACCGCCGAGGACAGCTTCTTATCGACAATGGCGCACATGATACCGGTGATGTAGTCGATGACCACAAAGGCCAAGAGTGCGTACAGAAGGCCGTCGCAGCCTCCCAAGAACCATCCGAGCCAACCGCCAATAGCGGCAAAAATGACCTGAATGGTCGTCCAGAATTCTTTCATTGTGATATCCTCCTTTGCGTATTTAATTGAGCCATGACGGTTTTTCAGGGGCCGTCAGGGTGTCCGTAACTTTGAGCCAGTCGGAATACCAGACCTGCAGCTCCGCTTTCTGCTTTTCGGAGAGACGGTCATACCAGAGCTGGCCACGATTGATATAGGAAAAGCACTCTGTTTCACGCCGCTTTCGCAGGTCGTCACAAAGTGCTTTTCGCTCGATTTCTTCGTTCTGTTGCTCGTCGTATGCGAGGGTCCCGTCTCGGACCAGATAAGACTGGAAGTGAGCCTCGAAGTGCTCGATGTCTGGTGGCTCCGGGACCTCAATGCCGCCGACGATGTTTCCTTCAAATGCGTAGGATGATACATAGCCGTTTTCAATTAGTACCTGCATAATGTGCCTCCTTATGTCAAACCGAACACCCTGCTGATCGTTCCGCTGCCTGTGCTGATGGTCAGCGTTACCGTTGAGCCGGAATATTTCAGGTTAAAACAGCGATAATAGGATTCGTCAGTAATCTGATACTTAACATCAGAGGTTGTGATCATCCCTTTCGGAACGACGATACCCGCTATAGCGGTTGCCGATCCCGGCTGTCCCAGAATCAGATAAGCATTGTAGTTTCCGTAGTTAAACGTGATGCTTCCGCTTGAAAGTGATCCGTTATAAAGCGATGTGCAGGTTATGCCGAGATTGGTTCTTGCCGCCGCTGCAGTAGTCGCTCCCGTACCGCCGTGACCGATGGCAACGGTGCCTGTGACGTTGGTAGCTGTGCCGTTACAGTAGACATTTGATCCATCTCCATAAACAAGCCACTTTCCGAGCTTGTTTGAATAAACGCCGTGGTTCACGCCACCGGTACCGACACCCACAAACATCTGTACTTCGGTATCTGTTCGCTTCATGGAAACACCGCAATCTTTGCTTGCCGTACCGTGCTGCATAACAATCCCGATATCGCCATAGGTACTTGTGACTTTTCCTGTCAATGTTCCTCCGGCCAGAGGAAGCACGGCCAGATTGGTTCTTGCCGCCGCAGCCGTCGTCGCTCCAGTGCCGCCCTTGGAGATAGGCACAGCGGACGAGAGTTTGGCGGGTGCCAGCGAACCGGAGAGCGTTGCTGCCGTGAGCGTCCCGGACACCTTGGCATCGCCCACTACATCAAGAGCGGCTTCCGGGGTGGGGGTATTGATGCCGACCTTCTGCTTTCGGAGGGCCACCAGCGGAGTGCCCTGTGGAATGACGTAATACAGGTCCAAAGACGAGAGACTGTTGAGCTGGTCTCGGATCTGAATATGCACATCCCACGACTGATCCGCTGCGAGGCTCCGGAGCTCCAAATTGGAATACGAGAACGAGGTTCCGCTCTGGGTAACCGCCGAGAGAATGCTCACATACGAGCTATACGATGTGGCACTGGTCGCTTTATATCGGTAACGCACATACAGCAGCGAGTTTTTCTGGACGCTATCCACGGTGATTGCCGAAATGGAGCCATTGAAGACCAGTTGCATTTCAGCTTCGATATCGTTGGTTCGCCGGAGCGTCAGAGAGTTCACCTTGGGCTTGGCGTAGGCCAGCACGGTGATGTTCTGAGTGACGCTTGCCGTATAGCCTCGGCTATCGGTGATCGTCAGAACCACAGCGACCGTTCCGCTCTTTGATACCGCTCCTACTGTAAGTGCATCACCGGTCGTGTTTGAGACCGAAACGCCATTACAGGTGGCGGTGTAGTTAGCAATCGTGGCTTGATTCTTCGGGGTTGCCGTGCCGGGAGTGACCGTCAGCTTGGAGTGGCCCTGAATGAAAAGCTGGTCGTTGCCTGTAATCGCCGTGGTCGTGGCGTAGCTATCGGCATAGGTGAATCCGGAAAGTGTCGGTCCGGAGTTCGCCGCCGTAGTAGTGACTGTGGCGGTCTTCGAGGAAGTTGAGCCAATCTGTGTGCTGCCTCCACTGTAAGTCGTAACAGCGAAGGTTCCCGTGAAGGATTTCATATTTGCCATAGCGGTCAGGAGCTCTGTCCTCTCGGTGGAAGTCAGCGTGACAGTTCTGTCGGCAGTTCCTTTCGACCATGTCAGACCGACAACGGAAACGATAGTCGTCGATCCGTTTTTCAGATCAAGGGTATATGCATAAGAGGCATCATAGACCGTGACATTCAGCTTGATACTGACCGTTGCCGCATCCGCTGTCACCTGATTGACGCTGTTGACCACCGCACCGCCCAGCGTTTTCACTGTTGCCGCAGAGGAAGTGCCGTAGACCTGATTGCTCTTTTTCCTTGCCTTGACCTTGATGTAGTAGGTCGTGTTTGGAGAAAGCCCGGTGATGGCTTTGCTGGCCGATGTTCCCGCCGTAGTGGAAAACTGCGTCCATGTGGAGCCGTTATCTATGCTGTATTGCCAGATGTCCGCTGTTGCAGAGGACGTTGCCGAAATCGTGACGCCGCTGGCCGTGATACTTGAGGTCGAGAGCGATACTGTTGGAGAGGTCCTGTCGATGGTGTCCAGTGTAACGGTTGCCGTCGCTGTAATGGAGCTGATGGATTGACCGCTGTAGGTGCCGGAAAACCGCCAGTATGCCGAAAGAACGACGCCGCTTTTCGTGCCGTCCGCATTATGATTTACCCTCACCGTTTTGGTCTTCAGGAGTTTGGTGTGCTGTCCGGAAGAGTAATCGGTGATGGCCGGTGCCGTGTAAGTTTCGGTAGTCCCGTTGATGGAGATTGTCGAGTCGGAACGGGAGCCAACCTCCAAGGTATAGTATTTCAGGTAAATATTCAGCGTCACGTCCGAGTAGTTTCCGGTGACGCTCTGTGTAGCCGACCATGTGCAATACAGGCCGAAGTTGTTTACAGGCAGATTTTGAAAACTGCCGCTCAGTGCCATATCGGTTGCCTCCTTCCTTAGTCGAGAACTACGATGTTCAGGCCGTCAGAGGCCGTCGCCATCGGTACAAATTTTGTCTTGCCCACAGTGAGCTCGCCGTCCACTGTGGTTTTCTTTGTCTGGGTCTCATCCTTGTTCAGGGTGAAAATGACCTCGTCGTTGTAGTAACCTGCAAATTCGGTGTTCGTGATAACCGTCCGCTGGGACGACGCCGCATTGGAAACAGCGATGCCGTGCTTATCGATTTTAACCTCGTTGGTGTAAATCTCATTAGGTGCCGGGGTCCAGTTGTGAACCGTAGGACCTTCTACCATCATGATGTCGGACACATACAACGAGGCATACCGGTTGTAAATATAAAAAACGATAGTGCTGTCGGTGATGTCGTCGATCACGAGACTGAAATCCTTCCAGCCGAAGGTGGTCGTCTGGTTGAAGAAGTAGGCGTACTTATTGCCGTTGTATTCTACCCGGATGTAGCTGGTATAGCTTGCCTTCGTCTTTTTTGCCCGGAGCGAGAATGCGTAGGACTGTCCGGTGACAAGGCCGGTAACCGTCTGCTTGAGCGTGGACGAGGAGCCCAGCACAAAGCAGCTGTCGGACGTGGTGTTGTTTTGCGTATCCGTTGAGGTATCAACCGTAACAGTGCCGGTTTTCACCCAATCGTCGGAGATGCCGTTTAGACCCGCCGAGTTCTGAATGAAGTTCAATCCGCCAGCATATTGATTCGTGACCTGAATCGTCAGACCGTCAATGGTCTGCTGAAGCTGAGACATCTGTGCTTGCATCTCCAGCACAGTTTGATGCTCATTTCCGAGGTTGTCCGAGACCGTCTCAAGAGTCTCTGTCATGGTCCCGACGTAGCTATTGAGGCCGTCGATGGTGCTTTGCAGCTCTGCGCTTTTTGTGGTGAGAATGGAAATGGTGGTGCGGATGGTTTCAATGTCGTTCTGCACGACCCATTCCGCACCGTTCCATATCTTTGTTTCCGGAGGCGATACCGAGGTGTCCACCCACAGCTGTCCGACATAGGGGTTCTCTGGAGCCGTTTCGGAAGCCACCACATCACAGATGTTTTTGATTGTGATTTGGCCTATCGCCCTCATGGAAGCACCTCCTCAAATATCCACCACGACCATAAAGGTTGCTTTGGTATCGACGTCTGAGGTAGAAACGGACAGCGTCTTTCCGGTCTTGCTACCGTTTGTGCCCCAAGCAGTATCAACGGCTCCGTCCTTGTCGTACTTGGTCCATGTGTAGGTGCCAGTTCCAGTAGCGTCCACCTCGACACCGGCCTGATAGCAAACCGCTGTCAGAACCGTAGTGCCGACGCCGTTCTTGAAGACGTCACCGCCGGTCGAGGTAACAATGACCTGAAGCGGATCGGAGTTATCGATGAAAGTGCAAACGTCGTAGAACTTGCTGTTGTAGGTGGCCGAAGCGGAATCGGTGTCCTTGGCACAGCAGCGGATGACAGCATAGCTTTCAACAGCAGCCGCATAAAGCGTCAGTGTGGCGGTGGTACAGCCGGAATACATATTTGATGTGTTCGTCAGCTTCCTCCAGCCGGTGCCGAAGTCAGCGTCGTAGCCAGTGGAAGAAGACGAAGTAACCGAAGCGTCCATCATGGCCCACTTGTAGGTGACGTTTGTGGTGTCGACCGTGGAGCCACGCCAGAGTTCTGCCTTTGCCGTCAGGGTGGCCACCTCCGCATTCTTGAAGACGTTTCCTTTCGGAGTCATAACGAGCAGATCAACAATGCCGCTGCCGTTGACAACACGGGAGAAGGAAATGGAAAGCGGATGAACGAGATCCAGACCGGTGCTGGGGTCTCTGTAGGTGATCTCGCACTTGAAATCCACACCGGGAAGCCCAGCCATGATGTTGGCCTTTACCGTGAGGATATGGTTTTTGGTACCGCTCAAGGCGTAGTTGCCGCCTGTAGTGATGGGCGTGGTAGAAGTGCCCTGATACCAGTTGACAGACTGCACGTTGTCCGAGGTGATCTGGTCCGTCGTCGTGCCGATGACATAAAGGCTGGGCGTCAGCACCAGATTGGTCGAGGCCCAGTTTGGCGTATAGCTGGCGTTGTCCGGGTTATACATCTGGGTCTTCGGGTGATTGGAGCCGATGTAGCCGGTCAGGGTCAGGGCGTCATTGTAGTCAATAATCGTAAATTGACCTTGTGCTCTACTCATGAGAAAAACCTCCTTAATCAGCCGAGTAAGCTGTTTCTTGTTGTGGTGTCAATGAGGTCGCAGAAGAAGGTCGCACGAACATTGACATCGTCTCTTGTAATATTGATGGATTTTGTCCCACCGAAGTGGGCGTCGTTCCACGCCTGATCCGCTACCGGATCGTCGGACACCCTCGTCCAAATAAACTGGTTGGGGTCAAGGGTGTCGGTCACATTCGTATCCCACGAAAAGACGACAGCGGAAAGCGTGGTCTGGATGTTGTTGTTCTTGAAGATGTTTCCGTTGGAGGACGTTATCACAAGCCGGTACATCTTCTGTTCTTCAATCTCAGTGATCCGCTCGTTTGTCTCGTTGACGGATTCCGTAGTGGCGTAGGCCCGAAGTACGACCTCGCCGGTTTCCAAATCCCAATAGGAGGACCCATCCTGCGAGGAAAGCACTCCGGCCTTGATGATATTGGCAGCCAGAGAACCGGCAGTAATAAAATCAGCAACAATCTGCCCGTCAGAGGTGATTGCCGTTTCAAAGGGGCCGTTGTAGCCGTTATGGGAAAAGCCGAGGCCGCCAACATTCCACCGCCAGATGTTAACGGCAGAAGCGATGTCCGGAGCGTCCATTACAAGCAGCTCATAAGGCTGCCCATTCTCGGAATCCGTATGGATCACCACATAACCGCCGGTCTGTCCGGTGATGAGGCTCGTCGCTCCCTGAATAGCAGCAGTCATCAGAGCCGGGAATCTGTCTACCTTTGCGGAGACCGCTTGTGCAGCGGCTTCGGCAGCAGAGACCGAATTGATCAGGTTTGCCTTGGCATTTCCCAACGTAATGGCCACATACTTTTCGGAGAGCGTATCGTAAACGGTCTTTATGACCTTCGCCTTGGAAGTAATGCCGAGAGCCGAGTGCCGGATCGTCACTGTGTCGCACAGGGATACCCGCTCCAGCACGGCGGCATATTCCGGTTGTTTCCACAGCGGCTCAAAGGCGACTGTGAGTGTCGGAGCAGTTACGCCGAGCGGATTTCGAGCAAGATAGCTCGTAGCCCTTGCCCGGAGAGCGTCCTCTGTAATGGTGTCTCCGAACTCGAAGTACTCCGTGAAGTCCTTGATCAACGTCTTTCGCCGCACAAGCTCAGACCCCGTGATTTGAAGCAGAACTTCCGGCAGCGTGACCACAGTTTCGGTTCCGTCCTCGGCTGTCTGGACGGCATACGGAAGCATATCCGTGTAAACATCAGTGTTGTCACTGTCGTGTTCCAGCTGCGTGAGGTTCTTTCCGTACTCAATCACCACGCCGGTATTATGACCACGGCCCTGATGATGAATGACTCTCCAGTTGTCCCACTCGTATTCGCCGCCCCATAGATCCAAAAAGGAACCTGCCACACCGCCGAGGCAAGCTCTGACGCTCTGCGGCTTGGAAACCGAGAACGACTTTGCTTCGGAGTATTCGGTCTGGCAGGTGAAATTGTGAGGCGTCGCAGTGTTCTGAAAGATCCGCTGCATCGCCAGAGTCGGTGAGACGCTTTGTGCTTCCCATCGGAGGGCTGCGATATTTGAGAGGTCATACGACAGGTGCTGGGCGTAAACCGTCACGACACCGTTCAGCGGAGTTGTAATCCTGTAGATGCGGAAAGCCTGATCACTGGCGGTGTCGTTGGGCTTGGCCTTGATCAGACGCTCGTTTGCCAGAAGCTCATAGTTCTGACCGGTCGTCGGATACTTCATCACCAGCTCAAAGGCACCGTTGCGCTCCTCAGTCACCTCACAGGAGATAGCGTCAGAAAGCGCACCGAGACCGAAGGTTGTGAACTCTGTTGCATTTGCTCTGTACAGTACCGGAATCATAGCGTCACCCACCTTGGAATAATGGTGACCGAGGTGATGCCGCCACTGAAAACGATGTCGTTGTAACCGGGATACAGAATCGGAAAGCCGCTGCCGGAAACACGGTCGTTCCTCGGTTCAGCGGCCTTATAGAAGTTCATCTGTTCACTGTCGATTTCGATGTAACCACCGATATCGGTAAAGTCCCACGGAGCTTGCCGCAGAGAAGAACTGATCGACAGGCTTCCGGTGCCGCTTCCCGAAACCTTAATGTAGGGCTTGGCCTGAAAGACTGTCGGGTTCTTCACTGTGTACGGGGACGAAGTAATCGTGATAGCTTCTTGGCCTTCGTCCAGATACCGAAAAGGCATACAGGAAAAACTGACCGTAAAGACACCGATCTTGTTCAGCTGGTCCTCAATATCGAGTTGGGTGTTAATGACCGCCTTCCGAAAGCCCGTGGTGTCGTAGCTGTCCCTAAGCTCGTGATAGCGGTCCGGCTCATAGAAAAGCCACGCCTTCACTGCAGCGATCTTCTCGGCCAGTTGTTCCTTTGTCTTTGCCGGAAGGAACACTGAGTAAGTAATCTGGACGTTCGGGAACCGGCCATTCGGAAGGATCAGGTCACCATCTCGTCCGGGGATAGACTGGAACTTCGATTCATATTTCGGAGCGGAAAACACATTCTTGCTTTCGATACGAAGGCCCATATCCAAAGAGTTGATGCCGTTGTATTCAAAATAATTCATGCGAAAACCACTCCTTTCCGTTTAGCGAACTGACCGGCGGTGACCATGATCTCATTGGTCAGCTGCTCGATGTCTTCGCTTGAATAGTTGTTAAAGGTTGCTATATTCAGCTGCAGGGAGAAACCGGAGGTCCGACCCACGCCATCAGCAGCAGAGGCAATCGCACCACCCACATTCCCGTCGATGTCGAAATTTGTCGGAAGTGCGGTGCTCATGTCTTTTGCAAGGTCCTGCATGACATCATCGATGTCCTCGCTCATGGCTTCTGCGGCCTTAACTGCCTCGTCACCGTTATCCTCAATGGAACCGGACAGGCCCTTGACCAGCATCTGGCCGACCCACGCCATTTCCTTAGACGGCGAGTGGATTCCGAAGAAGTCCAGAATGCCGTTCCAGATGGAGGAAATCCAACCGGACACCTTGTCCCAGAGCCAAGAGGCCAGCTGCGTGATGCCTTGCCAGAGGCCTTTGACAATATTGCCACCGATCTCGACGATCTTGCCCATCAAGGAGCCGAAGGCCGAAACAATGCCAGAAACGATCTGCGGCACAGCCTTACAGATTTCCACGATGATGGTGGGCAGGTTCTGAATCAAGGCCACAAACAGCTGAACACCGGCCATGATGATCTTGTCGATGTTCCCGATGAGGGCGTTGACAATACCGGAGATGATTTGAGGGATCGCCTGAACGATAGTCGTAATGATCTGCGGCAAGGCCTGAATCAGTGAAATCAGGAGCTTAATACCGGCCTGAATAATCTGAGGGATGGCGTTCAGGACAGCGTTGATGATGTTGTCGATGATTTTAGGGATGGCTGCCACAATTGCTGTGATAATCTCCGGAAGGGCCTCCACCGCGGAATGGCGTCCAAGAAGAAAGTCACAATGCTATCGATGACTTCTGGGAGAGCTTCAATCAGGACAGGAATTGCATCCAAAATACCCTGAGCAAGACCCTCAATGAGAGCCAAAGCCGCCTCAAGCAGCATGGGCAGGTTGTCTATGAGGCCCTGTACAATGGTGACAATTGCTTCAACAGCAGCCGGAATCAATACCGGCAAAGCCTCGCTGATCCCCTGAACCAGAGAAGTAATGATCTGCATCGCTGCCTCTATTAAAAGGGGCAGGTTATCAATGATCGTGTTTACGATTGTCATCACGGCTTCAAAAACAACAGGGATCAGCTGTGGAAGCAACGTTATGATGGTGTTAAGGACCTGAGCGAACAGGTTAGTTACCGTTTCAAGCAGCGTCGGCAACAGGCCAAGAACAGCCTCAATCAGCGAATTCAGGACCGTCGGAAGTGCAGCCACAATGTTTTCAATGACCGGAGTGATGTTTTCTATAACGGACTGGAAAGCATCAACAACGTTCTCACAGAGCATCTGCATATCCGCATCAGCGTCTCCAAAGCCGACAACAAGATTCTTTACTGCCGCCTGAAGAGAGTTGATTGGTGCCGGTGATATCCATGCTTGTCTGTATCACATGGATTGCCTCGACAACATCTGCATAGGAGGAAATATCATAGTGGATGCCGGAGATGGCCTCTGCATCGGCAAGGAGGCGTTCCATTTCGGTCTTGGTGCCACCGTAGCCCAGCTTCAAGTTGTCCAGCATCGTATAGTTCTGCTTGGCGAAGCCCTGATAGGCTGCCTGAAGCGTGGACATATCCGAGCCCATTTTGTTGGCGTTATCGGACATATCCGTAATAGCCATATCCGCATACTTGACGGCTTTCTCAGTGTCGCCGCCAAGGGAAGCGATCAGGCTTGCAGAAAAGCTCGTGACCGTCTCCATGTATTCGTTTGCAGAAAGACCGGCAGTCTTATAGGCGTTTGCAGCATAAGTCTGCATTGCTTGAGATGAATCCTTGAAGAGAGTGTCAATACCGCCGACAAGCTGCTCATAATCTGCGTAGGCAGAGATTACCTCTTTGCCGAGCTTGACCGCAGCGGCACCGGCAGCAACAACGACAGCTCCCATTGCTACACCGACTGTTTTCAGCACTTTACCGAGGCCTTCAAACTTGCTCTTGGATTTTTCTGCCGCTTCACCGGAATCCTCGATTTCTTCGCCCATGTCGTCAGCACTGTCAGCTGTGGAATCGAGTTCCCGCTCCATATCGTTCAGTGCGGCTTCCGCATTGTTTAGCTGGATTTGCCAGTTCTGCGTCCGGCGGTCGTTCTCTCCGAAGGATTCAGCTGCGTTCTGCAGGGCCTGACGGAGAAGCTCGATTTTCTGCTTCTGGGCATCGATTTCCTTATTCAGGACCTCGTTTCGAGCGGAGAGAGCTTTGACAGAAGAATCGTTTTTATCGAATTGCGAAGTGACCAGCTTCATCTCCGAGCCGAGAACCTTGAAGGAGGAGTTGATGTCAGCAAGGGCCTTTTTAAATTCCTTCTCGCCCTCAAGACCGATCTTTAGACCGAAATTGTCTGCCATACGAACCGCCTCCTTTCCTTAGATTCCGTCCGGGATAATGTCGTCGATGAAGTGTTCCCGTTTCGGTGTTGCCAGACCGTTATACTGTTTGTGGCACTCCCACAGATCGAGGAGCAAGCCAAACGGCATCGTCCAGACTTCCTCCTGTGTCAGGTGAAGATGGGCGATGCCGTAATAAAGAAGTCGAGTAAATAACTCTTCGTCACTTACTCGACCACTGCGTTTTTTGGATCGTTCTCACTTTCGATGTTGCGCTTGGTGCCTTTGTACAGGGCCTCCGTGATTGCCGTCTTGTATTCAGCCAGATCAGAAGGCACCGTCAGAAGCTCCACTTCCTCTGCGGTGAGCAGGTCCTTGGGCTTATCTTTGTGTTTCAGGTTGTAGATGAGAATGCTCTGATTGGCCAGAAGCGAGATGAGCCAGACGATCTCGTCAATAGCCATCTCAAAGTTTTCGCTCTTCATGAGCTTATCTCCAAGGTTCTCCAGACCGCCATAGCGACCGGCGATTTCCTTAGTTGCTCTGGTGGTGAGGACCAGTTCATAGTCCACGCCGCCGATATTGATAACTGCGCTGCGTTCTGTATCCATACTGAGCCCTCCTTACATTGTTTCGTTTCCGCTGGGAAGATGAATCGGGGAAAGATTCAAATCACCGGACGGTTCATATACCTCGTTGTACCAATTGTCGATGACTGTCTGGTCGACGCCTTCCGTGCCTTCAGTGACCTCTGCTTTCCACGGATGCTTGCCGAATGCGTCCAGTTTGTTCCGGCGCATGATCGTGCCCTCGATGGTAGGCGTGGAGAAGGTGATGCTGTCGCCTTTGGTGGCGAGGTTCGTAGCAGGGATACCGAACTTCACACGGTAAAGCCAGTAATACCTGTATTTGCCGTTGGATTTCTTCGCACGGAAGCCCACGGCTACAGGATCGCCGCCGTCCTCGGAAGCGGAAATGACGACGCCGTTTGCATCGATGGTGGAGCCTGTAAGGTCACTGGCCACCGGTGCGCCGATGTCGTCTATGCCGAGAGAAAGCGTACCGGATTTGAACTCCTTCACGACTTCCGCTGCGCCGTCATCCGCATAAAGGGTGGCTTCATTCAGCTCGACCGAGAGGTCAGCTGTCATAGCCTTTGCCAAGACCTGCGGGGTGTCGTAGGTTTCGTTCCCACGGTCATCCTCGGTAATCTTGGAGTAGAAAAGTTTATCAAGACCGATTGTTGCCATTGGTCATACCTCCATTTCATAATGTTTAGCCACATCCACGGTGTAGTGGTGATAGCCGGTTTCAGTTTCGTATCCGTTGTACAGCCTGCCGGTGATGGTGAAATCATCACGCAGCAGGAGCCGGATCAGCTTGTTCTTGGCAGTCGTATAACTGCCGGTTGTAAACAGAGACAGCCTCGCTTCCTGCACATCGACGCCGGGGCTTCCTGCACATCGACGCCGGGTGCGTTATCCGCATGAAGGTCGAAGGTATCGGCAAGAGGAATGATGACGAGGTACTGTTCCGGGGCCTTGTCGGAGAAGATGCCGGTTTCCACGGGGATGCCCATCTCGGCAAGGGTTGTCTGTAAATCCTCCAGCAAACTCATCTATTTTGTACCTCCTCCTCAAGTTTTCGCTTCATCGCCTCAATAGCTGCAGACTTGGAAGCCGATTTCGCCGGTTTCAAGAATGGCTTTGCCGGTTGTCCGTGCCGTCCGTATTCGAGGGTGTTGGCAATCTTGGCATTGCTATCACCGTCACGGCGAGGCTCCGCAAAGCCGACTTTCACATTGTGATTGCCTTGCCGGTCGAGCCTTACTCCGGAAGTGCCCAGAGCAGATAGAAGCTGACCTGTAGAGCGGGACTCGATCTTTGTGCCTCTGCCTATCACACCAGCGAGATTGGAACGGACCCGTGCCTCGACAACTTCAGCTCCGGCATTGAGCACTCTCTCAGCCATGCCGTCCTCATCGGATGCGAGGTGAGCCAGCTTTTCCAGAAAATCATCCGGCATTTTGATATCCACTTTAGCCACGGGACGCCACCACCTTTTTCGCAAGGATCTCGGTGTACATACCACGGCCCTTGATGTCCTCGACGGAGATAATGTTGAACCGTTCGTCGTTGCAGAGAATGAAGTGCTCTGTAGTGATCTTCAGGTCCGGTATCGTCCGGAAGCGGAACAGATCCGTCGCTTCGGAAAAAGCAGCGAGATTTGCCCATCGCTCGGAACCGTGCCGACCTTCCCGATAGACACGGATGAAAGCGAGGACTGTTTCCCGCTTTG